CGGAGGTTTGCGGCCGAACTCGCCTCCATGCCGCCGCGGACGCCAGCAGCGGCGACGTTCTGAGCCGGGATCCCCGCGCCGGAGGGTGTCGAGGCACCCCCTTGTTTGTAAGCGAGGATCGGATTGAGACCAGCTTTCCTCATATCGGCCATGCTGCGCTGATAGGCCGTGGAGCTCATGCGCTCCTGGAAAGCCATTTGTTCGCGCGAAATCTCACGATTCGCCCGATTTTGGCGAGAAGCGCCCCAAGCAGAGAAGAGACCGCCAATGATAGTATTGTGAACAGACATCAGAAGTGATCGATCAGGCCAGGAACGCCGTACAGAGGCATAGGCCGGGCACATTTGAAGTCAAAGTAGGCGTCGAAGAGAAGATGTGGTTCCGAGACGACCGCGATAACACGGTCGACCGGCGGATTGTCGACGATGAAGGTAGAATTGAGCACCGGAAGCGCCGCGAAGTCTTGCGCCAGGTGCCAGGTGTCGAGGCTGGTAGCAAAGTTTGACCGGAATTGTCCAGTAATGACAGAAGGTTTGTAGCGATATTCGGCATATCTTTCTTGATAGCCGAACACGAGTTCATCGGCAGCCGTCGCGTCTGCGAATATCTCCTTATTGAGGATAGCTTGTTCCCCTATGGAATTTAATGCGGGCCAATAGAAGTCCCAACGCGTAGACCGCGACCACATACGATTTAAGCCTTGTTGATAGTTGAGATCGGCACGAACAGAGACGAGACCGATAAGAACGCAGTGTTCAGTGAAGGATTTTGTGAAGCCGTGGCCAGTGGCCACGGTGGTGCCAAAGGCAGCCATGTTTCCTTGCGGTGTAGTAGAGGTCTCAGAGGTCTGAGGCACCGGATTGACATTGATGGGAGATTGACCACCGCCAAGGTATTCCGGTCGCTGTAGCCGCGCGTCCGGAGAAGTGACGCCGAAGTGAGAGCGGATTATCTCGGTGTATCGAGTACCGCCCCGGGCGTCGCGCTCATAGAGCTTTTGAATTTGGAACGCTTGTCGAAGAGCATTGATCGTCGCCGCAGTCGCGGCCGAAAGATCAGCGAAGATTTGTGGAGCGTTCGTTGTGGCGTTAGGAACGCCAGTTGTTTGGGCGAGTACGCCCCATTTGTCAGAGTCCTGGTCCCACGTCGGATCGGTGCCGGTATTGCCAAAGACATTACCGGCCGCGTCCATCCAGTCATCAGCGCCGTGGACAGCCGCCACGTCGACGGTCCGAGGACCGATACCAGTGACCGGAGCGTTGCCAGTGAGAGGGAGCAGAACGGCATCGCCTTTCTGCGGCCAGGGGAGAGCTGACGTGAAATAGTCGTGGCGCTTGCCACGACGGAGAAGCGGATAGTCCGCAGGATCATCGGGACCATCATCGAGGTCCACCACAGAGCTATCTTGAAGGTTCTCGTCCCGGAACCAATCATTGTAGATAAGATTATAAGCACGGTGCCAGAGAGCCGAATGGGTGAGTAAGGGGATCTCGGTAGGAATTCCGAAATAGTCCCCAAGAGTACCGGCCAGATACCCTGTACCGGCCGGAGAAACCATCTGAGGAATGGTGTAGTCTGTACTGTCAGCCGGATCGGTCTGAGCGCCGTTGAACCGCTCCCAGTTGGTCCAGAGAAGCCGTTTTGGAACGGCGAAGAAAAAGGTGTTCAGGAACAAGTTGTCCATGAACGGGTGAAGAGGAGTTGCCAATCTTCCGAAGGCAGTCATTCGGAGATTGAAGGTATCGCCCGGCAGAGCTTCATCGACGAATATTGGAACGAGAAAGCCTGCATCCATGGTGGTCTTGAAACCATGGGAGCGATTGAAAGAAGACCGAGGGATTTCAGCCGAAGGTATTTGGCTGAATTGATGAGACATGACTGAAGGAGGCATGATCTATTCCTCGTATTCTGGATTGATCGGAGCTGCATTCAGCTCAATTTTGAAGTTCGAGGCAGACCCGAGAGGAACCGGGTTACAAGCCTCGAGGACGCCGCCAGCGTCGTCATACGACCCCACATGGAAGAGAAGATAATCTTCCGGATGCCGGAAGAAGGGAGAGTCGGCAGCATTGACCGCATCGGTGAACGTGCGGATGGCTCCGGGATGGTATGGTTGAAGAAAGGCCGGCCATAGGCCTGAGCTTTCGTATCGAAGATTGTAAAGGCGAGAAGTTTCATTGGTTTTCTCCGTCAAGGGTGCGTTTCAGCCTTTGAGTTTTAGCTTTTTGTATTGTTTCCCGGACACGTAGCCGGTCCGGTGTATTGTTCGCGTCGTGCCGTTTGGCATTTTTCACCCGCCTTTTGCGGATGATTTCGAACGCGTCAGGATCGTCCAATTCGAATTGGCGATCATAGAATTTAGGAGTACGGAATTTTTTTCCTCGAATGATGACAAAGTCATCAGGATAGACGTCGGTTTTATAAGCATTGTACCAATTTTTTCCAATACCGCCTGCTTTAGACATAGAATTGAATTCTGGAAGTCTTTTAAATATTTGTCCGGTGATAGGATCGGAGGTTTCATAATGAGTCTCCGCTTTTTCACCGTTAATTTTTTTCATAATGTAGCGAGCTACGTAGGCAGCCGATTGGAAGGTCACAGCTCCCGAGAGCGTGTAACCGTGCGTCCATACTTCGTCGAGAGCGACTGAAGAGTAGAGAGGGATTCCGTTTGAGGTTTTGAAGTGTTTTAGATCTGGCAGTTCTAGATTGAACAGACAGTAATGGTAGTGCGGACGGAAGTTAATATCTCCGTATTCTCCGCACATATAGAAGCGGATCCCTTTGCCGAACCGTTTTCTTAACCGTTTCATGAATAGCTCGTGATCTCGCATCAAAAGGGTCCCGCTAGGAGGTTGATCCTTTTCAGGATCGCATGGCAGGTCTTCGTTACGGTAGGTAAGAGTCGAGAAGACGTTGCTTTCGTGAAGGCTGGCTTCGTGGTGGCATCGAACCGCCCATTGACGGGAGCGCTCGAGCCGACAGCCAGGACAGCCCCCGCAGGGGACTTTGATTGGGATTTGTCGGAACGCCTTCCCGGCCAGAGCGACCGAGAAGACGATTCGACGTTTTCCGGACGGCCCGATCTCGTCGGATCGGTAAGCCGTCATAGGGTGGAAGCAGGCGATTGCCTACATCCGATAGCCGCCGCGCATGGGACGGCGGCCGACATTCTTTTTGTTGGTACGTGAGGCCGTGCGTTTGAAAAGCCGCCGCGAGCGTTTTTTCTGTATCTTGCGTCTGAAAGCCATGGTCCATACCTCATGTGGTGTCGGTTAGCACAGTTAACATCTAGTGAGGTAACTGTGCAAGGGCCTCGCGCGAGGCCCTAGGGAGCCGCTGGAGACGCGGCAGGATCGTCCGAGGTACTCCCAGGGGTCGGAGGCTCAGGAGCCTCCTCAGCGGCCGCGGGAGCGGCCGAAGGGGCATCTAAAAGCCCCATGGTAACCATCTCGTCCCGGTTTTCGTCGTCACCGACGAACTCCAAGAAGGAAGCCGGGTCGTTCGCGAACCGCGATCGAACCGAGCTGGGCAGTTCTTCGAACATGGACTGGGCCTCGGTAACGAGGTTCATCGCCTCGTGAAAGTCGCCGGCGGCCGGCATAGAGCCATAAGAGCCACCGTATTTCGCGACATGATCGAGGATCCCAGTTTTTTGATACCGCGCCACGATATTATTGATCTCACTTTCCTCACGGAATGATTGCTTTGTGCGGGATGGACCCGACGTCACGGTCAAGAACCGTTCGTGTGGCGTGAACGCGGATCGGATTTGTTTTGATGGAGGCATGTCATAGTCCTTGGTTGACTTGCATGGCGACCGGCTAGAGCCGGTCAAGGGAATGGCCTACGGCCCTTCTGCGGGAAGAGGCTCGGCAGGCATCAATAGATGCCGCGCTGGTAGGGGTCTCTCTTGCCCTGATATTGACGGCCGATTTCGCCGAAGGTCGGTCGACGGCCTTTTGGATGTTTGTACGGAGTTTTTTGGCGGACAGGTGGACCGATTCGCTCCACCTTGATCCGCGGACGCGGGGATCCGGGCGGACGAGCCGCCCGATCCGAGCCAGTAAGACCACGGATGGCTTTGACGCCAGTCCGGGAGATCCGATAGGCGGACGCAGCTTTTGTCCCGATGGATCCACCGCCGAACATTTCGTAGTCGTCGGCTTCCATCTTGGCTTTGCGAGAGAGCTGATCGGTTTGTTGGGTGTTGGCGCGGAGGTTTGCGGCCGAACTCGCCTCCATGCCGCCGCGGACGCCAGCAGCGGCGACGTTCTGAGCCGGGATCCCCGCGCCGGAGGGTGTCGAGGCACCCCCTTGTTTGTAAGCGAGGATCGGATTGAGACCAGCTTTCCTCATATCGGCCATGCTGCGCTGATAGGCCGTGGAGCTCATGCGCTCCTGGAAAGCCATTTGTTCGCGCGAAATCTCACGATTCGCCCGATTTTGGCGAGAAGCACCCCAAGCAGAGAAGAGACCGCCAATGATAGTATTGTGAACAGACATCAGAAGTGATCGATCAGGCCAGGAA